TCATGTCACTGTGAATGCAGAACGGCCTTTAATTACAATAGGTTAATCTTTATGTCACTTTCTTCTAAGCCGTAGGTCATAGGTTCGAATCCTATAGGGCGTGCCATTAAGTATCAATGAGTTACGCTCATTTCCCCACTGCAAGATTTTCCAAAAGTGCCAGATTAGTGACATTGCCCGCCAAGACTTCGTCAATTTTTCTCGCATGTTCGGTTAAATGGGTTGGGGATAGGTGAGCATAGCGCTGAACCATTTCTATGCTCTCCCAGCCTCCCATTTCTTGCAGTGCCGAAAGCGGCACACCTGCCTGAACCAACCAGCTTGCCCACGTATGCCGTAGATCATGAAAGCGGAAATCAGTTATTCCCGCTCTCCTTTTGCCGGTGTTCCAAGCTGAGTTATCATCAACCCGCATTTTTCTTACTGCTGGGGTCACTCCGCCGCCTGGTCGTTTACGTGCTGTCGTATGCACAAAGACGTATCGTGAGTGCTTACCGATCTGATCACGCAATGTCCGGCATGCTGTATCGTTCAGTGCAACGCCAATAGCCTTGCCCGCTTTGGCGTTCTCTGGGTGAATCCATGCCACCTTCCTTTGCATGTCAACCTGTGACCATTCAAGATCGATGATATTTGAGCGGCGTAGACCTGTTGCCAGAGCAAAAATGACAACGGGCCTAAACTGTTCAGGCATGCACTTGATCAATGTGGCCGCCTCTTCCTTTGTCAGCCACCTGACGCGCTTGCTTGCAGGCTTCCTTACCTTTATCACCGGCGCTTTACGTAGCCACTTCCATTCGTCGGCCGCAATCTTCATCAGCCCCCTCATGAAGGAAAGGTGCTGGCTGCGCGTTGCGGCGGATACCGGCTTAGGTTCGTATGCCGGCACTGGTTTACCCTTCCTCTCCGCTGCAGCCTTTTTCAGTTCCCATCGTTGGCGATGCTTCCTGTTAGGCATTTTGGCTACAGCAGCCATAATCCGATCTTCCGTGATGGATGAGAGGGTTTTGCCGGCGAAGTGCTGAAGGAAAAACTCTATCTTCGTTCGGTCGTCGTCCAATGACCTTTTCTCTTCCTTCTCCGTTAGCCAGCGCAGACACGCCTCTTCAAAAGTGTGCTCCGCTATCTCCCCAAGCTTGTTTACCCGCCAAGCCTCAGCCCTTAACTGATCGTAGAGCTCTTGCGCTTGGAGCTTGTCCGTCGTGTTAAGGCAGCGTCTAATTCTTTTACCACTGCCCGGTTCGACAAAATCGCAGTACCAATTTCCGTAACGTTGTTTGAGGGCCATCTGTTGTTACCTTTCTGTTGATGGCCGTCTGCATTCACGGCCCGATTTTCTGTCTCTCTTGCGTAATATGCAAGGCACTCGGACTTTAAAATCTCCCATCTACCGCCGCCTTTCTTCCCGCTTTTGTTGGCATGGAGCAGCCCTTCTTTAATCAGTGCTCGAAGGGTTCTCGGTGACTTTTTCATAAATGCAGCCGCTTCAGGGAGCGTGAACGGCACATCGTTTATGTTTATTTCTGCCATGGTCATCTCTCTGTAAAACGCCCATTCAGCATGCCGATCGTGTAGTTGAATCGCGGCAAGGAAATGCCGAGCAGTTCAACCTGTGCGAAATGCTTCATGATGATAGGGCGGGATAGGGTGTCGAAAGGGGTTTTCGGGTGTTGCTTAATCGCGGCGTGGAGTTCGTCGTTACAACGTTTTGCTACTGATCTGAGTGCGTTTTGCTGAACGCTGCCGGCAGCAATTGCAGGCTGTTTACTGGGCATTGATTCCCCCAATGATCCCAGCCTGGCGCATCGCCACGGCTGAATAGTTCGATTCGTGACACGTCGCCGTAGAGCAGCTCAAGGCGTCGGCGGACTTCCCAGGGTTTCGCGCTATGCTCGCCGAGGCAACTGAACACAACCTGCTTTACCGATGCGCTGGCGCGCTCGATTCCCTGGCCGCGAACGGCGATCAACACGTCTTCGGAGTTGGCGCGGGTGTAGTTGCCGCCATTCATCCGTGTTTCGGCGTTGAGCATGTCGAGCAGGTCGGTGAAATCGAAGATGGTTTGTTGCAGCAGCGCCTTATTGAAACGCAGTTCTGCCTGCTGGTTCAGCTTCACCCATGTGAACGCCTTCATCGTTCTGACGCTGAATCCCCAGGCCTCTGCCAGCTCGATCGCCTCCTGGCTGTGGTTGCCTGTGTACCACATCGCGAGCACGCTATCCGACGCAGAAAGAGCCCATACCGGCAGACGCTTCAGGTCTACCATGCTCATCGTGCTGTAGTGATTACCGGCGGCGCCATTGCTGATTGTGTTGCCGTAACTCCAGGGCGGATCTGCATAGATGAGTTGATAGGTCATTGAGCGTTACCCCAGCAGCGCGCGGCCGCATTGACGCAAAAACCTATGCGGATGTGGATCCAAGCAACATCCACCGCCCGCGCAGCTTCAAGCGCCTGGCGCCACTTCTCAGCAGCATCTGCGAAATGGGCGCGTCGTTCTGCCTCGGCCGCCTGATGGGCCAATGATTTGTATTTGAATGACATGGCTATCTCCGGGGTCAGTAGGCGCGCTGGTGAGTTACGGGGGCAAGCAACTGGTTAAACAGCTGCATGAGTTGGATTCTGCGAACAACCTCAGGCGGCTCACTGAGTAAATAGCTGTCGGTTAGTTTTGCGATCGCTCCCCTTGGTTTTTTCCTTGCATAACGCTGGTACAGCGGATCAACAGACAAGACCTTCAGAGCGCGGACGTTCGCTTTCACATAGGTGATTTCGCATTGAACATATGGGGAGCTTGTGAGAGAAAACCGCAGATTTGAAATCCTTTCCGGGGTAATTCCCTCATCAGGAAATTTCTTCTGCAGCATAGCGATATGCTCATCACGGATATAGAAACCGCCGTCGGCGATGAGGAACTGAATCAGATCGTAATTAGTCATGGCTAAATCCTGATTTGGTTGTTGTAGCGCTCATGGCTCATGACTTCCCATGAGTTGCCGTTGTCTTTTGACAGCAATCGCCAGCAGCGGGCCACTGGCAGCGTTAAATGCTTATGTTGGTATGTCCGGTTGGGTTTCTTTTCACCCCTCTTGTAGGCGCATAGAACCCCTCAGCTTTGGCGCTGATTCGTTGCGGAATTCGTGGTTTCATTTTTACCGGTGGTTTATTTGGTGATTGGCACCCAGCACGCGGATCGGATGCCAGGGCGGCGGACTTTCTCAACAGCTTTTTCTTTTTCGAGCTTCATTAATCGCTGGCGGATGGCTTTACCGGTCATGCCGTTGTAGCCGGCACAGCGTAGGAGGCTTGCGACAGAATCCGGCGTAGATCCGGCAATGCTGAGCCGCGAGATGATTTCGTTATCGTCGGGTATCGTTATCATGAGGTATCGCCTGATGTTCGATAATAAGCCCTAATTTTTCAGCCAGCGCCATTTCAGCGCGCGCACCCAGCGAGTTCTGCCAGCCATCGAGGAAAATCACCTTCGTGGCGCATCGCATCATTGCTATGCAAATATCCATATATTCTGGCTGCGTGAGCCCGTCAGGTAGGGTTGCCGGATTAAGTGGCACGTCACCAGAGTATCTGACGTGCTCAGCCATGCTGAAGAAGGCAGGGCGGTTAAATTCCGGGAGTCCAGTCATAGGGCCGGCGATGTACACTTTATGCACCATTCCCATCCTCCGGCGCTGCTGCCAGCGCAGCTTCATAGATGCACAGAGCAATCCCACCGCAGCAACGAGCTTCCATAGCGATGGCTTCGCCGATTTCGTCGGTCATTTCCAGTGGCATGAGTTTGAATCCCTCCGGAAACTTGTAACCTCCACTTACAGGTTGAGCCAGCATTGCGGCGCGGCAGGCGTTCGCATCACCTGATAGCCCGATGAATGTCTGATGCCAGTTTTTGACAAGCGTACCCCATTGCTCAGCAGTTAATGGCGCGTATTCTCTCGCGTCTTTCAACACCTCAGCGAGGCCTTCAGCTCTATAAGCGTTTCGTATTTCCACCGGCACTGCTGGCGCTGGCGGGGCGGTGTAGAGCGGCGTTACCGTCCAGCCCTTGGCTATCCAGCTATCCGCAACACTTTTGGCGCGGGTGATTGCCATGCCTGCAAACGGGCCATTATCGTGACGCCATGCCACCGGCTGCGCCTCCCGGTTAGCCAGGAGTTCTTCTAGAAGTTCAATATCTTGTTGGCGCTCAACCTTTAAACTTTCAAGATACGCGGCGGCGTTAGGGCAATTGTCGGGATATTTATGCTGCTTCATGTCTCGCAGACGTTCTTTCAGGTGGCCAATTCGTTCTCTCAACTGCTCAGTCGTTAGTGTCATGCATCCCCCTCTGGCGCAGAAACTACTTCTATCTGGCAACCTGCTGCGCATTTCAGCACTTCGCCGCAAACGAACCACAGTGTTACGTCGTGATCATCAAAGCAGGCTTCCTTTACCTCATACACCTGACCTTTGACTTTCACGAAGTCGCCCGCATCAACGTGTACCGCCACAACCATTCCCGGTTGATTTCTGTCGCTCACATCGGAATCGACGCTATCTGTCCCCACTTTGAACCGCACCAGCGTAGCCAGCTTGGCGCGGAGGGATTCATTTTCGAGAACTATGGCCTGCGCAGCTTTTATGGAATCGTAATCACCATGCACGAAAAGGTTTCCATTCCCACTGCCGACGCCCATGGTCATCTCTGTTTTGGCTTCCAGCTCGGCGATGCGATCCAGCAGGGCGAGAACGACGGCAGGGTTAGCCGCTGCGATAAATGCCATGTCGGGTTGGCTAACGCTCACACATGGCACTCCATCGGATGCGCGAAAGGCACTCAGCACATCACCATCCTTACCGCTTGGTATGCTGCTCAATCGAGCCATGCTGTTGCTTGTGAACCATTCCCATGGCCCCGGAGTTGCAGCCATTGCGGCCGCTTTCCGTTCGCTGAATTTATCCATTGCTCTGCTCCTTCATTGACGCGTGCTCAACCGCCAATTCTGCGGCTTTGGCTATTGCTGCTCTCGGTATGGTGATATCCAACGCTGCGCCGTGGATGTGGCGCATAGCCTGTTCGAGTTCTGCTATTTTCTGCTCCAGGGCGGAGACGTACTCTTGCGAGTAGAGGGGCTCAACGATAGGGTCTTGTGACGGGTCACGAACGCTAACTACCCTGCCGTCGTCTTGCGTTACATACCGACTCCCCAGGCCATACGACTTGGCTTTATCCAGCGTAGAGAAAGTGGTGTTAGCGTTGATGTTTTTATCAGGCTCGCCATTCATATTCCGAAATCGCAGTGAATACGCCACCGGCTTGCTCAGTTCGCTCAGCTTATTGGTCACAAGAAATTACCCCGCTATGACTGATACGGTAGACACGCTTTGGTAAGCCAAGTGACTCGCGATTTCTGCTGGTAAATCCCGACCACATTTTCAGCTCAAGCAAAAATCCGCACATCCCTTTGCCTGTTTTGCGCCCCCCAATCTTGTTGCTTTTCCCGATGCAGCGGCGAGCCTTACGAGTAGCCTTGCGGTTATGCGCATTGCATACTTCAAGCCAACGGTCATTTCCCCTTAATTTGTACGGAGAGAAGCAGCGATAGCGCCTAGCTTGCAGCTCCTTTAGGTACGACTGATGTAAATCTTCGATGTAGGTCAGCTTGCTCATAATGCTTTCTCCTGGGCCTCGGCCCACAGCTTCCATCCGTAATTTTGATAAACCCAGCGACGAACTATTCGGCCATCACCAAACGAACCAAGGCGCAGCGTTGCCTGATTTCCATCTACAGCCATTACTTTGTAGAGAGTCCCGCGAGGGGACTGCCACACTTCGCCAACCTTAAAGAGGTCATCGCGCTTAGCCATGCTGGGACTCCTCGATAAACTGGAACGGCTCACATGATGATGCGCAGCCGTCGCCGTCGTCGGGGTTGGTTTTGGTCAGATAGATAAGCCGCTGCCGGTCTTCAAGCTGAGCATCGGCGATAAGCTGATCAGTGTTGCGCTTCCTGCGCCACCAGGTGTGGCCGCTAACAGCTTTCACCATGCCGTGCTTCTGCTCCATCTCACGATTCCATGCGAACCATTCAGGGTGTTCGTGGGCGATCAGGTACAGCTTTGCGTCACTCTTCTTGAAGCACGTCAGGCAGTTGCCATGATGCGGCGGGATATTCAGCTTGAACGGCATCGCGTCCCAGAAGTCGTTAACGTCCTGCTTGTCGAAGCCTCCCCAGTGGCAAAGCGGATAAACGAGGTTGTAGCGTTTGGCTGCATCCTTGTTCGGATCAGCGCGCTGTGGTTCATCCGCCCGCATGCCGATAGCCGTCTTTGCTGACCAGCCGCGTCGAGCCAATCCCACTTCACGCATCCATGAGCGGATTGTCTGGGTTTTCAGATAATCGCTGCATTTTTGCCGGGAGACGTTTGGGATGCCCTCAACACTGATCAACTGCTCGAATGGTTCGCCGTTCCGCGCTGCTGTTTCAAAGTTCACCACCTTGTGAAACATCCCAATACCAGGCGTCGGACTGGTAACCCCTTCGAGCCAGACGACATTTAGCCCGAAATGCCGATCGCATCTATCTACAAACTTCAGCGTCTCTTCGTGCTCTCGTCCTGTGTTTGCAAAGACAAAATGAAAATCGAAGCAATCGGCGTAGTTTTGCAGCAGGAAATCGCACATGAATCCCGATGATTGGCCGCCGGAGAAGCTGACTACCATCGGCTCTTTGGGCTTCAGTTCATTTGCTGGCATCACGCACCTCCCACACGACGAAACTCGATAACCCACACCCAGGGATTAGCGCGCCAGCTTTCTGCGCCATAGATGGATTGCCAAAGCCGCTGGAATGCAACTTTGGCTGTTGCAAAGTCGCCCTTTGGCGTCAGGAATGTGTCTGGGTAATCCGGCAGCATGTCGCCAGCCGGTTTTACGCCTTCAGCCTTGGCATCCTCTTCGCTGATGCCCTGCAACCTCTCAACGCGCACGGCGGTGATTTCCAGCGTGATTCTGCTGGCCCAGCGCGGCATGTGGATCGATGGTTTCCATCCATAGCGCAGGTTGTCATCTGCGTCGTAATATTCCGGCGTCTTACCACCATCGGCGCGGTACTCGCAGAATTCCGGGCGTTCAAATTTGGATGTGTCTTCGAGATAAGTCTCCATCTGGTCGAAGTTGAACAACGGGCCTTGATATGCCTCTCTGACCCACAACCGATCGCCAACTTCACCAAATGGGCAGGAGAACCAGATATCACCACCACGCTCTCCATCTTCCGCCCACGGCCACAACGAGCCATCATCACGCTCGGCCATCTCTGTGTACGGCTGACGCTTCCAATTCAGTGCGCGCCGAGTCTGGGTCTTGCGGCCGTTGAGAATGGCGCGAACCATTTCTGAGTTGAAAATCACTGGGCGCTCTTTCATTTGGCCTCCCGCATCTCGGCAGCGAATGATTCCAAGCATCGGATATGGTTTCGAATGAGCGCAGATGTCATACCAAAGGCGTGAGTATCAGGATGCATGTCGGCGAGCTCTCTTTTCTTTCTGCCGATAAGCAGCTCAATAGCCTCAACCTTTGCTCGCGCTTCGATAGCTGCAAGTGCTGCGTCAGTGGCTATGGTGGGTGCTTGTGGCGATACAGCAATGCGAATGGTTTCTAATGCCGGGTCTACTTCCACTGTCGGCACTTTGATGTAACCTAACTGCACCCCATTCATGATGAACATGCGGCGATCATCATTAATAGCCTTCAGCGCCGCATTCTCCACAGCCAGCGCATTAACTCGAGCAGTCAGCTCTTTGATGGCTTCAGCCATTGTCAGCTTTACCTGCAGCGTTTGGGCGTTGATCTGCCGGCTGCTGGCTAGTTCTGACACCAAGGATTCATAGTCGGAGAATTTAACGAACTCACCGTGCTCAGCTTCACGGGCGAAAGCCTCAAAGCGAACTGCGTGCATTTTGTAGTCAGGGGTAAAGCGCTTGATGGTTGTCATGCTTCGTCTCCCAGCACCCAGCGGAGTGCCTGAGCGTAATCACCGCTCGCACCCTCAAGGGCTTTCGTGATTTCTTTTCGGGACTTCATGCGGGGTTTTACATCGCCAATCACCTGACGCTGCCGGCGCGCTTTTTCGTGGCCTTTGGTGCCGGCGGTTGCCGCTTCAACCGCTTTCACTTTTTCGCGCTGTTCGTCAGGTGTGAGGTTTGCCAGCTGGCGCGCCTGGGTAACAGTAATGTCGCCAGATTCAACCGCATCTTTAACGGCCTGAGTGGCATCGAGCAGGGCGAGTGTGGCGCGGATCGTCTGCACGCCTACGCCAAACATCAGTGACAAATCGTCTTCATCGTGGCCCCGCGTAAGCGCATCAGCCATTTTCTTGGCGCGTCCCAGCGGCGTGTCTGCCTGAAAGATTTCATTGGCACTAATCATCACCTCGGCAACGCTAAACGGTGATCCACGCCTGACTACTGCCGGCACAAGAAGAGGTTTTTTGCCTTCTTCCCGCAGACGTTTATTGGCTTCGAGGGTGTTTTTAACCCGCTGGCGACCTTCAACTACGCATGAGCGGCCTGTTTCTGGGTCTTTCCAGATAATGATCGGTTCCAGCACCCCCAACTTCATGATGCTAAGCACAGTCGGCTCATGGAGAGGAAGGTGGATGCGTTCGTCGTAAAGCGGGTGCGTTTTATCAGACACCAGGTGCAGATTTTCCGGCTCGAACATCAGCACGTTGGTTTTACCGCTGGCGCCGTAGGCTTCAGTAGAGTTCTTGGCCATGCATTAACTCCAGACCGCGCCGGCAGTCAGCAGGCACAGGGTAAAAATGAGTAGGTAGAAAAGGTGTTTGCCGTGGTGGCGCTTAGGGGCGAAATCGCCCCCGGTCAGGTCGTACTTGTGCTGTATGCGGGCGTTGAGGCTTACCATGTTGGCCTCCGCTGCTGAGTGTGCAGGCGGCGCTGCAGTGTTCTGATGTTCTGGCGGACGAC